ATCCCTTGTAGGTCTAGCTTTGTGGAGAAAAGTATTCAGCCAAGAATACAACTATACAATAGCAGTGTCAAAAAGCACTGACATGCTAAAGCGTTATTACAAACAGTTTTTATATTTTTTGTTTCCAATAACAAAACAACCTATTGCTTATGTCGATAAAACCGATAGTATAGAGAATCTGGGAGAATTAAAGCCTAGTCCATACGAAGTTCAATTATCGGAATCAGAAATAAATGATCAAAAAACACAGCCACGCTTCATTGAAATTGTTACGGATGCACGATCTAAATTAGAAATACTATTAAAACATTCGATTGCAGGTACGCAAAATTTTTCCACAGCTTTTTCTTCTCGTGAATCAAGTAATAGTGCAAATAATTATTCAGTAGATATTTCACTGTTTGCACCAACTTCAACCACTAAAAAAGTGTATTTTTATATGACATATAAATCTACAGGATCCTACAAGGGCTCAGGAAATGGCGTCAGTAGTTATTTTGTACTCGATCAAAATAGCAATGAATTAGTAATGCAGACCGACACTGCTATAACAGTAGACACTGGTAATAGTGACGCACAATTGTTTGACTTAATCAATTCAGTTTCAATCAATGGAACAATCGCTAAAATTGCTGCTTCTACATCATATTTATCTTTAATTTCCAGGACTACTTATTATTCAAATGAAACAATAGGGACAATTTCTTATGAATCTGGAATACGGTTGCCAGGTAGATCTGGAACAGGTATTAAGCTCATAAATACCAATAGTCTTCCGCTATCGCTAAGAGGGTTGTTTACTGTCATGTATGAGATGCCTCAGTTTAACCAAGTAAATCATGTTAAAATTAGGCTTGGATCTTTATATGTACTTTATTTAGTTGAAGCGCCATCTGCAGGACCAGATGCCGATAGTCCAGGTGAATCAAGTAACGGCGTAGGGAATACCACAGTGATATACAATGAAAACATATTATTCTCATTTTCTAGTATTAACTATGCAGACCTCTAGCAATCAATCGGAAAACGATTCAATAGTAGAAATATCAGCCTTGTTATCCCTTGCGAATAGAGCACGGTTAAAAAGTCGTGACGAAGAAACTCGCATAATCAAAGAAGCAATAAGACAGGTAAAAAGTTAGCGATCGGGAAAACTAGAGAGCCCTTATATCGGCTGAGCGATTCACCGATTTTTTCATGAAATTCTCTTGGCAACACAGACTCCCCTTTGCCGAGGATCTACCTAATCCCTGGATTGATGACGCCCCAGCAAGCGAGCAACCTGATGGCGGTGGTGGCAACACTGAGGCACCTATTGATGAAAGTAGTGATCTTGATGACGAATCATTAGGAGACAGCGGAAAGGAAGCGCTGCGCCGAGAACGGCAAGCGCGAAAGCAGCATGAACGCGAATTAGCGCAACTCAAGGAGCAACTTAAGCAAGTTGCTAATATCAACCCTGAATTGTATAAACAAACGCTAGCGCAGGCTGCAAAACTCAAGGAGGATCTTGATCGACAAGAGAGAGAAACTGCTGAGGCGACAAAGCGCATTCGCGAGAAGGCTGATTCTGAAGTTCGCGCTGCTAGGCAAACTGCCGAGATAGCCGAACGTGCTCGAATTGATTTGTTAACTCAAACCAAAGCACAAGCCATTTTTCGCCTAAATAAGGGACTAGATGAAGTTGATCCCGTGTTAGGCACAACATCGTTTGATGCATGGTGGGATGTTCACGGAAAAAAACATCTCAAATGGGACAACAAAACTAATGACCTAGTGGTAGTTGATCGTGATGGTGATCCAATCACTGAGGACGGCAAGCCAGTCGATCCAGCCAAGTGGCTTGATGATATTGCGGACAAGTCGCCTATTGTGGCTCAGTATTTTCAGAGCAAATCAGGTGAAGGGTCAGGCGGTATTGCAGGCGCACGAAATATCCGCACGGTTCAAACCCGTAGCCTGGATGAGTTAAGAAAAGCCAATCCCAATGATTTACTGGATCAGCACTATGGCATGAGATGACAAAAAATTAAACCGGGAAAACTGCGGATAGGTGAGGCGCGATGCCAAATCTATCCGCTTTTTGATGCGAAATCAGAAGGCATTCCCGTGGTTGCTGTATTCAATAGCGCGATGCTTGCGAAGATGCAATTTTCGGTGGTGACACATCTTTTCTCGCTAACTGTACCAAATGTCTTCCACTACTCTTTGGTCTCATTTTGAGACCCGTGCTCAACTCGGAGCACCTGCGCTTGAGCTTGCTGCATTGCAAATCCTGCGAAATGGCCCGCTTGCTGGCTTGATTCCCTGGGTGAACATTCCTGGGATGACATATAACTTTGCCCAGCAAGATGAACTTCCAAAGGTGAAAGCTCGTCTGTTTGATGAAGGATCTGAGCGTGGTCAGGGCACTAGCGTGACTGGCGCACAAAATGTGCATATTTACAGTCATGATATTAGAACTGACGCATCTAAGCTTGCCCTGATTGGTGCTAGCACTCATAACAGACAGGTTGCGGCTGCTGTTCAATCATTACGCCTCGCTATTGAAAATGACTTCCTTAATGGAGATGATGCAGTAAGTGGCGGCCGCGAAATGGACGGCATCAGGAAGCAGATTCCAGCTTCTCAGCAATTAGTTAATGCCTCAGGAGGTGCAGGCCTTAAGCTTAGCAAACTCGATGAACTTATTGCTGAAGTAGATGGTCCAAATGATGAGAAGGTAATAATCCTTCCCAAAAAATTGAAAACCAAATTTGGATCTGCAGTGCGAAACATTGGTGTGTCTGGTTTATACATTCAAGGCATCGACCAACTTGGTCGATCCGCTCAGATGTATGACGGCATACCACTGATTGAGACTGATGTTCGGGATGACAACCTTCCGATTCAGCCCTTCACTGAAGCCAATAGTACAACCACTATCTACTGTGTTCGCCTCGGCGAAGGCTTTACCAGTGGTATTCAAGGCCCGGCCTTCAACGAAAACACTGAATTAACCAGTGGGCTTGTGATTTACGACTTACCAGAGTCGTTTGTTACAGCCACGCGGGCTACGCGCTTCACCTGGCACTGCGGCGCCGTGGTAGAAGATCCCAACTCAATTGCGTCTTTGTCTGGTATCACATTGGCAGACATCACTGCCTGATTTGTGATCATTGTCAACCCTATCTGAGGTAACTCATGTCTCGCCCCACTGGAATTTTCCTTCAACGTCCCTATCTTCGTAGCCGCGAAAACGTTCTTTTTGGAAGTGTCCGCGATGGAGAAGGTGTTTTGGCTGAAACGCGCACTGGCGCTGCGCGATTAATCCAAGACAAATTGAATGGTCAACCTAATGCGTTGATTGTTGCTGTTGGTGCATTAGATAATGCATCTGGTGGCTACTTTATTGAAGTAGCCCATGTACCGACTGGTGGTGTACTTGCCGATGCAAATCCTACTGGATATGTGCGTATCGGCAGCATTTCTTTCAATGGAAAAAATCCAAGCGAAGCTATTTTTTCCAAGGTGCAACTTGAAACATTGGTGAAAGCTGCGGCTTCCCCTGCGCTTACAGTTGATCCACGTGTTGTTGCCATTCGTCTTGTGGCTGGTACTGGCACTGGAGAGGGTCAAAATGGCCTTGCTGTTCCTGCAAACACTACTGGCGCTGTGATTCACTATCAACCTGCTTGATGGTGATGTTGCGTTAGAATTGTGGGAGGAGAAATCCTCCCTTTTTTATTACCTGTTCACTACGAAACATCATGACGCAATCTTTTGCATTTGATCCACATGCTAGCCAGCAAGCAAATGAACAACTCGTGAGAAGCTTGGCCGATGTTGCGACTCAAGCGGAAGCGGAAGTCGTGGAAGAAGATAAGCAAAAAGAAGATCTTAGGCCTAGGGTTAACTTGCGGCAATCAGCAAGGCGTCGCGCTAGGACGGAGGGAGGAAAGTTTGTTGCTGACAATCCTGAAACACCACAAAATGAAGCATGGGAGGAAGAGAATAGCGCGGGAAAACTAGGCTAGAACTTGTGGCACCATGGCTTGGGTGACTACAACCTGGGAGATGGAGCAGGGTAAAGATGCCCTGCTCCCGCTTAGATTTTGGGTTGATTCCGCACGGACTCAACCATGGCCTTTTGTTGATTGGGATATAAATGCAACTGTAAGTGATGCGCGTGGACGCAATATATGGCCAGTTACGATAAGATCAACACCATTCAGCGGGGTGCTAGATTTAATCTTTCCAGAAAATCTAGTCAATGCGCTTAAAGCTGGCAGGACTTATCGGTTTGATTGTGGTGGCTGGCCACCTGGCGCAACCGAGGCGGATGATCATTTTCTCGCCACGGGACCAGTTACTGTTGCATTACGCACCAGCAGGAGGGATCCGATATGAGTTGCCCTGCTGTAGTGAACGTAGCAATACCGGGGCCGCCTGGGATAGGGCTGCCTTCAGGGGTTGGTCTTGCAAATTATGCAGTAGTAAAAGATGGCAACACACCTTATTTGTATAAGTTAATCCAACTAGAACAAGTTGGACTGCCACAAGCTTTAGGTATCGCAGATTCGCCTACATTCGCTGGATTAACCTTATCTAGTCTTGCAAATCAAGATGTTGGCATTGTAACATCTGGCACTAATGGTGCGCTTGTTAGGGTTGCAATTGGAACTGGATTATCTATTGTAAATGGTGCATTAGTTGCATCTGGTTCGGCGGGGACAAATTTAACCTATAATCCAGATACTAGGCTGCTATCTAGCAGCACTGGAGATGATGTAACACTTCCTCTGGCTACATCATTGGTATCGGGATTGCAGTCCAGTACCGATAAGGCAAAACTTGATTCTATTACGGTAGATGTAGCAACAAAAACAAGAGAGCCAGCAAGAAATACAACCGGAACGCTTATACCGAAGGGATCTGTTGTTCGTGTTCCATCTCCTGGATCATCTGGAGAAACTTTATTGATCGCATTAGCTGATGCATCAGAAGAGTCAACCGCAGCAAATACGTTAGGATTTACTGAGTCAGATATTGATCATAATTCAAATGGATTTGTTTTAACCGAAGGTGAACTTAGCGGTATAAATACAGATCACCTTGTTGAAGGTGGACTTATCTTTTTATCTGAAACCACTGGGCAAACAACAAGTGTTAGACCAGTACCACCTGCGCATGGCGTTATATTAGGATGGTGCAAAAAGAAGGGACCCGGCACGAGTGGCGCTATTTATGTCAAGGTTGATAATGGGCAAGAATTAAATGAATTGCATGATGTATTGATTACGGGAAGCCCACCTGCGGTTGGTGCGCCTAGACCCACTTTAGTATTGTCATCAGATGGATTATGGAGAAATTCATTACTAACACCTTCGGACGTGGGGGCGGTTACAACTGACGATCCTCGATTAACAGATGCGCGGGAATGGACTGCGGAGACTATTTCGCAGGCTGAAGCCGAGGAGGGGACGGCAACAACACGGCGGGGAATGACGGCCCTGCGCGTGCGGCAGGCTGTGGAAGCGTGGTGGCAGACGGTTAGCTCCTCTGTGGGCCGGGCAGTGGTGGGAGCGGTTGACGATGCGGCGGCGCGGGGGGCGATCGGGGCGGGCACTTCCGACCTGGCACTGAGCGCACAGGCGCCCGCGAATCTGGCGGCCACGGCTGCCGCTGGCAGCTCTGATCAGGCGGCCCCGGCAGATCACGCGCACCAGTTTCAACCTGAAGCGCTGATAGTTGAACTGAGCGACCAAGATACAGCAAATACAACACCAAAAACGCTTAGAACTGTTCAGTATTGGCCAAAAAATTTCACACTGCTTGAGACTGGGGTTTGGTCTGCCAAAGTTGCGCCAATAGGAGCAGCAATGCAGTTTGATATAAGAATCAATGGTACGTCAATCTTTCAAACACTGCCGACAATCGACGCAACAGAAAACAGCAGTGCAACCGCCGCCGTGCCTGCTGTATTCTCTACAGCCTTTATTGCAAGTGGAAACCTTATACCTGCTCAATCTGTGCTCAGTTTTCATCTGACACAAGCCGGGACGAGTGGTGGAGTTGAGTTGCATTATTCTACTGATGTTCGGAGGGCATCATGACAACCAAAGTTTTGTGGAACCGCGAAACGCAGGAGATCCGGTCCTACCCCCGAACCGACGCTGGGCCAGTCATCGGCCTTCAAGATCCCCCCTGGCGGGTTCTGGAGATCGTGCAGTTACCTGAGCCAGAGATTGAAAATCCAGACCTGCAGGAGCTGGTCTCCGTGCGGACGATCGACGAAGAAGGCGACCAATGGGTTTGGGGCTGGGATGTGCGCGATCGAACTATTGTACCGCCAGAGCCAAACTATCAGGGTTTTTACGATGGGCTAATTACGAGCAATGTGTACTTCCAGGTGGTTAATACACCCGGAAAATCAGGCGATCAAAGTGCGGCGATGACGATATTTGTTAGCGCCATTCTCAATGCAATGATAAACAGAGAAAACAGAACAGCTATACAAGCGGCGATATGGTTTTTGATGGAAAAACTGCAAAACCTAGTTACTCCTGAGGGCGTGGCGGAGCTTCAAATGCTCCTGAGTCAGAATCACATGGCGGCTATCTACTCTTTGCTCCCACCACCTCCGCCGCAGTTCGCCGGTCAGACCTGGACAGATGCAAATGGCCAGGTCTGGGTCGTGGTCCAAGCCAGGGCAGAGGATGGCCAGTTCCTGCCTGATGATCCAGCAACACCGCAGCGCGAATCCCTGACGTGGGAGGCGGCCATCTGATGGTGATCTGGATCCCACATCGCGCGGCGGCAGGAGGATTATGGACACCAGCAAATGCCACCAATAGCCTGTGGCAAAACCCCTCAGATCCGGCCAGTATTATTGCAACAAATGACTTTATAAGTGAAGTGCGCGATCTAAGCGGCAATCTGAGACACTTTACGTCTGCGACGGCTGGTCAACAGCCGTTAATAGTGCAAAACGCTACAGGCTTTAACGGCAAGAGCGCAATGTCATTTGATGGATCAAATGACAGGCTTCAGCGAGTACCTGAGGCATGGGCATACGATTATCCGATAACTGTATTCCAGGTGAATAGACTAAATGCCTTTACAAATTCCTACAATACCATGTTCGGATTCTACACTGGAAACACCGGCGCTACAGCCGGATGGAGTTATTTCATTAAATCAAATGGAAAGACTGCCTTATATCTAACGAGAGCAAACGGTACTCAAAGCAGTTATGATGGCAATGGCGCCGCAACGGTCACGTTGAACGAAACGAACCTATTCTGTGCGCAAATAACAGACACATCCGTCACAACATATTTTAATGGCGTTTTGGATGGAACTTTAGTTGTTCCTTCACCGCTAAACCAAACACTAGGCATTTTTTCAATAAACATTGGCAGTGATACTAGCTTTGGCAGGTATACATCCTGGCTAGTTGGTCAATCAATCATTGTCCCTGGCAACCTATCAACCAACGAAAGGCAGATTTATGAGGGTTATCTGGCGCATGATGTCGGGATACAAGGCAAGTTGCCTGTAGGGCATTCATTCAAATTGGCTCCGCCAACTATTTGAGCTATTGCTATGATCCCCCGAAACCCCGCGATGTCACAGCCTCCAGAGCCTCCAAACGAGCGTACATCCAAGGCCATGGAAATGATGAACGACCCGCGTGATAACACAATTTAGGCGCTACTCTAGTGTCAATAGGTATAATTACGGGAAAACTTTAGTAACGAAGCGTGAGCCATGGCGTCAACACCTGATCCAAGCGGTAATCAAGCATGGCGTTTTATCAATCAACCCTTAACATCTGGTATAATTCTACTAGCTTTAGGTGCAATTTTCACTGGAATTGTTAAAATATCTAGTCAACTCAATGAACTTAGCGATAAGCAACGCGAAGGGTTGATAGAAGTAAGAAACCTTACTTTACGTGTGGATAGGATAGAAACTACCGTGAAAAACCATGAGAAAGATATTATACTCATGAATTACAAGCTTGGTGGGAACAAATGACACCAAAAAGATATACTGAAATTGCCTTTTGTGGTTGCATATTGATTAGTGCAATCGGTGGTTTTGGTGCGGTAACATGCAAAACAAATCAATGTTCTGAAGCGTGGAGATTTGCTGCTGCTAATTCATTAACCGCAGCAGGGGCATTCGGTACGTTTTTAGCTAATCCACCAACAAGGGAATAATTTTGCAATATAAATTTCATTGGTCAGTGAAGAGAGCATAAAGCCAAAGTTTTTGATCATAATCATCAAAGGGGTCGCCATAATCAAAACCTTCGCCTCCAAAATATCCATATCCCCAACCATATCCATAGCCATTGTTACAGCCATCGCCATCGCCATAGCCATGTCCATCGCCATAACCACAGCCATAGCCATAACCATTGCCATATCCATAGCCATAACCATTGCCATATCCATAGCCATAACCATTGCCATAGTCAAGGCTAAAGTTAGACTTTTTGCAAGCAAAAAAGAAAAGTTCAGGCATAAAAACTCCTAAGGTTGTTGTTAATAACCATCGCCATAGCCATGCCCATAGCCATCGCCATAACCATATCCATAGCCATAACCATATCCATCGCCATATCCATCGCCATTGTCATATCCATAACCATATCCATCGCCATCGCCATGTCCATCGCCATGTCCATCGCCATAACCATTGCCATTTCTAGCGCCAGAGTTAGACTTTTTGCAAGCTAAAAAGAAAAGTTCAGGCATAAAAACTCTTGGGGTTACCATCCATTACCTCCGCAACTATAACCATAGTTATCACCAAAGCCAAAGCCATCGCCATCATCCCATCCAAAGCCATAGCCAAAGCCATCACCACTGCCATTGCCATAGCTATAGTTATCGCCAAAACCATAGCCATCGCCATCGCCCCATCCAAAGCCATAGCCAAAGCCATCACCACAGCCATTGCCATAGCCATAGTTATCGCCAAAACCATAGCCATTGCCATCGCCATAGCCATCACTTTTGACGGCAAAAAAGAATAGATCAGGCATGATAAAAATTAAATTAAGGCCACCACATAAGTGATGGCCAAGAACTACGTCGCCAGGCTAATTAAGCCCCCAGTTTTGATCAACCGGCACAGAAAAGATGATTGATTTTTTGGGTACTTCAATCAGTTGTTCCATTGGCCGTAGGTCAACATCAGTAGATTTAGGATTTGCAATCATGCCATTAAAGCCGATTCGATTCCATGAAAATACATGAACCGTGCGAGACAAGATGAAGCAATCTTCGTTGATGGTTAAATCACCAGCAAAGATCCATCCGCGATCAACGACAACAACAGCGCGATCACCTGTTTTGAGAGGAGTTGATTCCATTTTTGCGAGAGCTAAAAGCCAGTGCTGGAGTGCCTTGGCCTTCATATACTACCGCGACAGCGACCAAGAATGGTCAGGCTTAATGATCTGCAACAATCATACGACAGGCCTAGGTGCTTCTTTTATATCAGGATAAAGCCGCTTTTCACTAGCAGATGGTTTTTTTAAGTGCTCTTCTAATACTTTAGAAGCCTTATCAAATGGCCATTGTTTTGTATCAGCAAATTTCTGCCATACATTACTTCGTTCTTTTTCCCAGAAGTCTTCTCTTAATAATTCACGCCGCAAGTCTGGATCAGTTTCTTCTACTGCAAGATCAGATACTGGAGATAGACTGCATCGGCAATTTTGGTTAACGATCCTTGACTGGGATCCTGTATAATAGTAGCCACAAAATGTTTCAAAACTGTAAACATGACCAGAAAATTCGCTCATCTGAATGTCGATGATATTGTGAGTCTGTACGAGTCCGGGAAAAGCGTCAAAGCACTTGCCGAGCAATTTTTTGTTAGTCGAAGTGTCATTGACAACAGGTTGCGTGAGCGAGGGATTACGCCACGCGGACGTAGTGATTCTATGTATCTCCGCATGGCTCAATCCTCCCGCGAGGACAGATTGCGCCTCACTCAGAATGCTCATGCTGCCACACGCGGCACCCCCCAGCCCGAGGATCGTCAGATCAGGCAGGCGCAAGGTAGAGAACTGTCTAAAAGCCATGTATCGACTCGCGCTATTGCCCTCGCCAGCATTCTTGCCTGTCGCGGTTTTCCAGTAACCTTCGAGAAGGCTTGTGGACCTTACAATCTCGATCTTGCCATCAATACACACTCCATCGCCGTGGAGATCCAAGGGGGAAACTGGCACGCTTACGGCAGGCATGGCGCCAGATTGAACAAGCGCCGCAAATATGTTCTCGGCGCAGGCTGGCACCTGGTGGAAGTCTGGTTCAGAGCAGGAATCAGAGAGGACATTAATGCGATCACCAATCAAATTATCACCCTTGCTGAGAGCGCAAGCGGGCTTGATTCCATCAGTCGTCAACACTGGGTGATGACCGGTGACGGATTGGCTGCTCCCATCATCAAGTCTTATGGTTACGATGTTGCCCCGGTACCAGCCGCGCATAACCGCAGAGAAAGGCCCAGGGGAAACCTTTGTATCACCCAAGACGCATCTGGGGTGCAAAGTACCAGTCATTTCACTCAACAAATATATCCTACCATGTCTTGATGCGCAGTATTGACAAGTCCTTTCGTCTTGTGTTGCAATAAACCTACCGTACTTATACCCATTACGTTGGGCGGCTTGCTTTTGCGCATTTGTATAAGCATTGGCCAGTTCTGAACGTGCGATCAATTCTGCGCGACGTAGAAGACCTAGCTGAGGCGTGATCTTGTTTGGATCTTTGGCACCTAGCAAGGCAACTCTGATGTCTTGCTCTAGTGATTTAGAACCCTTTCCGCGACCGATGCCATCTTGCACAATGCGTGCAATATCATCACGAAAAGTTTCAACTTCACGGCGGATGTAAGCTGATGCTGTATTAGCTGCCGCGACAACAGCTTCTTTACTTGCGCCAACAAACATTCCATTGCCTTTATTTTCTGGGCTGATGAGTTGTGCTAATTCTGCACCTAAATCACCGCCGAGTTGTATTGCTTCAGCAAAATCTTTCTTGTATTGTGCTGTGATGCGCTTTAGGTCTTCTTCCGGGAAATATGATTGCGCAATTTTCAATAGTTCAGTTAATTTTGCATTGCTATCTGCGATAGAATATGCCATCGGACGACGCATCACGCCATCGGCTGATTCTGTACGCTTTAGTTCAGGATTGATAAAATCAACATAATATCTACGCAAATCTTTAAGAGTACGCTTTAACGAACGCAGCAAAGCTGCTTTTGTATTATCTACTGCACGATTGCTTAGCACGTCTAATGCTTCAGCATAATCATCAGATAGCCTTAGTTGTTGATCACCTATGGTAGCCATGATTACCTGCTGTTGATCTGTCTATGTTACAACTTGTTTCATTTTTCCGGGGGTGCAGTGCAGTGGGGTAGTATTTGGTCATGGGGAGACCCATCCATTACCTGAAACTAAAATGGCAACCGCTCAACTCAACAAACAATTTGAATTGCAATACAAGCATGGTGATACGTGGCTGGATCGTCATTCAGGAGCAACTGATTATTTTCAAGCATTTAGCCCTGATGATTTGTTGTTTGATACCTACGAGTCTGCTGTGCATGCACTTCATGAGATGGAAATTATCGGCATGAATCGCGATGATCTGAGGATTGTAGGGATCGACTTAACTGACGCAAGTTGATTATCACCAGGCTCAATTAGCAGCAATGGCCCGGGTTAACCGGGCTTTTTGCTTTTTAGATCATTCTTTGAGCCCTATTCCATGCGTCCATGGATGAATGCCATCTTCGTACTGCAAGCTGTTTACTGGTGGGGCGCGACGGATCTCGTTTTTGTTTTTTTTGCTTTGGTGGGTTAAATATCGCTTCTCTAATCTTCGTAGCATTTTTAATTCGTTTTTCGTTCTTGAACTCAACGTGTGCGTATAGAGATTTCTCTTTTTTAGCACTTGCCTTTTCAATAATTCTTTGAGTTTGTCTTAATATGTCAGATTTTGTTTTTGGTGTGCGGTTCAATTTAGGTTTTGCGGTTTCCTTGAGCTTATCCTTTCCTTTCCCTCCACTCACCTTAGGCGTCGCATCCTTCATGATTTTTGACATTTCCCGCATGGTGCGAGCATCAGATTGTGCTAACTCACGAAGACCAGCGCGTAAGGTATCAGAAACCTTACCACCTTTAGCTGTTTTTCTAACACGATCACCAGCATCTGTAGTAGCTTTACGACTCCTAGGTGACTTAACTTTTTGCCCTGTAATTGACTCAATATCTCTGATACGTCTTGCGTCAGCTTGAGCCAGAGCTTGCATTGTGCCTCGCAATACTGAAGTCATTGAGCCCGGACGCTGAGAGGCTGGTTTTTGCAATGGCCTGGCTTCCATTACAGGCGTGCGCTTCTTCTTGATTGTGTTGGCTTTCGATACAGCGCTAATTCTTTTCTTTGCTGGTGATTTGTCGCCTTGTGCGCGTTGAGGATCGCCGGATAATATCGCGCGATTTACACTTTTTGTGACATAAGCTAATGAAGCAGGGCGGTTTTTCTTAATTGTATTTGCATTAGGCTTAACGCCAATAAGTCTTGTTCTATTTGACTTTAGAGCTTTAGCTAAATTCTTGTTACCCCTTGTTACTGCACCTTTTTGTGCACGCTTAGATAATGTAGATTGAATAGTTTGATCTGCTTTATCAAAGCTGGCTAGTTTAGCCCTAGATTTCTTCAGTGAGGTTCTAGCGGCTAATGTGCCACCCTTCACCGCAGCGGCCTTGGCAGCCTTCCTGACGGCGCTAGGGGTTGCCTTTTTGCCGCCAGGGGTGCTCGCGAACTGCCCTTGCGCATCACGAACATACTGCGTCCGTCGCCTACCTCCCCTGCCGCCGCGTGCCATGAAGTAAATCCTAGAACTTGTTACATTTTTCCCGATTTTGTTACAAAGTAACTATGGTTGCGGCATGGCGCTATGATGTGCATTGTTTAAGTCAGCTTTCTATTATGCAAATTGAAACCGGTCATCCAATAACTTGTGACATTCAAGTCCTTCTAATGCCGCCAATAGTGTTACAATTTCCCTTCGCCCCTGCGAATCATGAAATTAACAAAACAAGAATGGCTTGATTTTTGCACAGAAACTAAAGCCCTGTGGACAGCGTACTACTATTGTTTCAACAGGAAGAAAGATTATCCCCTGATCAATGTTGCCGCACCATAGCCATACAGCGTATGGCTATTATATGGAATCCCAACTGCTTGTACAATACGAGAAACTAACAATCCACGACGTTCATCACGCTGACCTTGTGCTGTATTGCGCGTACCTTCACCAAATACATAACGGGCTTTTAATACGCTCGTATCCCAAGACAACTTACCAGCTTGACTTAGTTGCTGATCTCTTGTTGGTATAGTACCAGGAATCACACCTTCATATTCTTTTGCATTACTTAAATGTGCAGTACCATCAAGTACAGCATCCGCTTGAATTTCTTCTAATTCAATGATCTCATCCAACCAACCTTGAATACGCGCTACAGTTTCGGGCGATACCGCCGCAACACTATTCATTTGTTGAATGATCATTGTCAAACTTGCATCTGAAGCTGGATAGTTCAGATGTGTCCTGATCAACTCGCGATCATTTATATCAGCAGTTTGCCGCCATTGAATATCTAAATCAGGAAGTGGAACTGTCATTTAATTAACCGCTGCTTTGCGTTCACCATTGATTGTGCCGAGCCAAAAGCGTTCACCTGGATTCAATTGATTGATCAACAATCGAATCATCTTTTCTGCATCATGATCATCAGCAAGCTCAAGCAAGGCCCGTAGGCCTTGCTTAGCACCATCTTGATTGCGCTTTATCACGCAGACAGCAATTGCCTGCACAATACGCAATGTCTCGGTACGCGCTTTCATCAGGCGATCGAGCTGTTGTCCATCGAAGGAGGGAACATTTTCCCGGGCTTACGTGGAGTCTTGGGCCTAGATGGACTTTTCTTTCCCCCGCCTGGCTTTTTGGGTTTTGACGGCTTTTTGGGTTTTGACGGCTTTTTAGCGTACATCATGGGGGAGAAACAACCGCTCTAGTTTTCCCGTTATCTTTTCTTTTTCTTGGCCTTCATCGCCTTATGACCTTCAGGCAATGCAATTGCAATTGCCTGCTTACGACTCTTAACAATAGGACCACCTTTGCCGCCATGAAGTTCACCTGATTTCCATTCGTTCATCACAGTAGAAACTTTCTTGGCGCTGACTTTTGATTTTTTAGATGTTGGCATCGACTTGAAATTGTTAGTGTTATTTTTCCCTCGCGCCTACCATCCATTACCTCCGCAACTATAGCCATAGCCATAACCATCGCCCCATCCAAAGCCATAGCCAAAGCCATAACCATAGCCATAGCCATTGCCATCGCCATCGCCATATCCATCGCCATTGTCATATCCATCGCCATAGCCTCCTCCATAGCCATCGCCATAGTCAAGG